ATTCTTCATTAAATACGATTTTTTCGATATCACCTAAAGCCGCCTGCTCAATACTTCTATCTTCTCTATCTTCGCGAACCTTCCTAGCTTCATCGGCTGATATGGTGTTAGTTGATACCCATTCATCTAGCTCAATATCCTGTAGAATAGCCGCTTGAGTTGCTGTAGCTTCGTCACCTGTACGAATAGCGTTAAGAATGTCATTAGTTTGAGACTCGATACTATCTAATGAGGTTGACCGGTGCTGCGCCTTCTCGCGCTTAAATGCAAATTCTTGTAGTGCTGAACTTTTATTAGCGATAGACGCATCAATATCCCTAGATACAATAGCGGCTAGCTCTGGATTCATGCCTTGTAGCGTGCCATCTCTGAAGCCTTTAGCGGCACTAGCGAATCCTTTAGGGTTTAATTCATGCTCTCTTTGTAACTCTTCAAGACGTTGTTTAGTATCAATACCTATTTGCGCTCGATGTGCTAATACGGCTGCTTTGTTAAATGATTCTCCATGAATAGTAAAATCACTTTTCTTTTCTAATGGCTTAAGTTTTCCCTCTTCGTCGCGCTCTGCTGATTGAGCGCCTTCTAAAGCGCCTTTCTTTTGCTGTATCTTAGCGCCTTCTTGAAATGCTATATCGCCCACTTGAGCGGTTAAGCCAGCCATAGCGCGCAAGGTGTTAGCTGCTGAACTATCCGCGCCCGTAGGGGTAAGTGTTCCGAATGTTTTTATTTTTTGTAATGGCATTTATTCACCCAATTTGGCAGCGCTAGTGCCGGTATTTAATAGCGTGCTCGCCGCTTGAGCTGTGCCTTGCCGTTTCGCCGCTTTACCTTGCCGTCTTAACTGTGCTTGTCGTAGCTTATCGCTAAGTCCAATCATACCTTCACTTAAGGAAGCTTTCTTTGCGCTTTCTAGCGATACGCTTTGCGGTGTTCCTTCGCCTGAAATTCCAGATCCAGAAAGCGAGACAATATTCGACGCTAGTACATCGTTAAGTTTCTCTCTTCTTTGGAGTTCTCGACCTTCTGCGCCTATTTTTTCCTGCTCTGCTTGCTTATCAAGCTCTATTTGTTGAGACTTGCCAGCGTTATATTGAAGCTTTGCGGTTGCTGTGCCTGCGACAACTACCGCCGTTATTACCCAAGACATTTTGAAACCTCCAACCCGTAGTTAATCGCTAGCATATCTCTATAATTAACTGTTATTTCTTCGCTGTCGATATCCCTTACAGCTCTTAAGTATATATCTGCGCCTTTCCGGTATGGTTCAGCGTTGTTTTGATCTGAGTGGTTAGTGTACCTTCCAAGAATCGTCCTCTTAAAGTCAACCCTTGCCGCTCCGATGGTTTGCCCTTTCGCACACTCCGTGAAAACTCCTTGCCCGTGGATTTTTGACGACCTCAAAGATACGCCTTCTATCATACTTAGGTCTAAGTCCTCGGTTATACTCATAACCATATTCTCTAATTCGTCAGTTATCCCATATTCATACTTGAAGCAACCGTGACCATAGTCATTATTGGCTATTTTTAAGCCTTCGCTCTCTATGATATCTGATTCTATTTTATTGATATCGGTTTCTTTTGTAGGATGAAAGGTTGTTAATACAGTATCTTCGACCGCCATTATAGCCCGTTTAGCTCCGACCTTTGATATAACCGTACATGGGGCCGCATAAAGTGTTTCTATTTCGTTATCAATAACAACGCATTCACCTTGTGATATCACTATAAAGAAGCTAGTTTTATGCTTACCCCCCACAAGACACACGCCAGCCGGAATGGTTATCTCTCTCGCATAAACGCCATCACAAAAAGAGTGCTTTGTTTTAATTTCAGCTTGATTCATTTCAAGCATGGCTTGCTGTAGTTGGTTAATCACGATGATTCAACCTCGTATTCTATGGATAACACCGTAAATGGTGTTGGATCGGGACAAGTAAATAGCGGCATTTCTTCTCTTTTCCATCCCGCTAAGTTATATACATCATCGATTATACCAGTTTGGGCGTTTGGAGCCGAATCTAATACGCTAGCGCCTAGGTTTCTGCTCGGCACTGGTATTCCTTCTATCTCTAAGCCGTAAGTATTAACGACCCGCATATTCATCCTAACAAGCTTTTTAAGTCTCATTTGGTTCTGGCCACTACCGACATTAGTATTCGCTGGCATTGTTTTAAATTGAGGCGTGAACCCCATACCGACCTCTATTTGTGCATAACTTTGGGTTAATTCTTCAGCTGTCATTGTTATTGCGCCACTAGTCACCACTCTGTCAGCCAATACGACGCCTGTACTTGTGACTACTCTAACCGTTTCACCTTCTAAATGGTCGAACCCTGATACCGGTGACGATGCCCCGCTATTGGTTAATGAGTTATCAAGTAGCCTGTCAAAGTTCCATTTTTCAATGTAATAAGATTCAACACTGTCAATAGTTCGACGGTTTACCATGTATAGTTGATCGTCAACCACTGACACATCAGTTAAATAACCTGAAGTTGTCCAGCTAGTAAACCCGTTAATATCTTGCGCTCTGAGCGTGTTTAATACTGTAGCAGTTCCATCGTTGTTAACAATGAATACCCAATTAGCATCGTCCGAGCTAGTGCCGCCTAATATCGCTAAATCTACCGGTGACTTGATTAACTCAGGACTTAAAACACTGATATCTGCCGTTGTATAAGCATCCTCATTAAAATTATATAGGTACTGCTTTAATGATTTTCCGTTCCTATCAATAAATAATGTAGCCCCGTCTATCTCTTTGGCTTCTAAGTTTAACGAGCCATGCGAGGTTTGCGGCGTGATAGACACTGTTGACGGCGTTACAGGACTAACATTAACCGTAAATTCGCTGCCGCTTGTAAATATTTGTAAGTTTCTACCTGGGAACACATCAACTATCTGATTCAATTTCCGACTGGATATGGTAGTAAAAATGCCGTCGTCGTCGTCACCTTCATCTATTTCAAAGTCCAACCCGCTACCAGCCTTCGACCAGAAGATACTTTGTGGCTTTGATTTAGTGCCACCTAACACTAGCCGCCCTTCATGGTAACAAGCCGATGATGGGTAGCCTCTAGTTGAACTCCATACATCTTCTTTACGTGGAACGCCTGTGGCCGAATGAGTAAACGCTATCGATTTAGACGCTGTTCCGCTTGTTGGGAATGCTGAGAATAATTCAAAAGCTTTGGTTGATTCGCCTGATATGGTGATTGTATAAGCTAATGCGCCTGTTCTGGACACGCTTACACCGGTTTCACCAACGACCGGCATATCTTGTATGTTCTTTTCTATGTTCGCCGCTGAGGCTGTTTGTTCGCCTGCTGTGGCGTCACCTGCAAATGTAATGTTTTTACTTAATACGCCTTCAATATCGATTTGAAAAGTATCACCTGCAACAAATGCGGTAAAAGTTAATACTTGTACATCGTTTGTAGGTGTAGGACTAGAGCTATCATCATAATCAAACTGAGGCAGATTAATAAATGGTGTGTCGTCTACATACCAATCAAAGTTAGTTCCAAGGTTAATAATGCGCTTAGGTATCACGTCTTCGTGAAAAGTTAACATTACTGATTCTGATTGTGTGTCTCTTATATCGCCAACCTGTAACGAGGTATAAGGCATCTTTAAATCTGCAACCCGTAAATCGGTTGATGTGTTGTATATCGAACAATTACCCTCTGTAAACACCATCAAATAGTGTACAGATGAACTCACACTAAAGTCTTTAAGCTTAACGACGGACTGATTAGTGGTCTGCTCCCAAAGGTTAAACTCTTCTAAAGTGATTTTATTAGTGGTTAAATCAACGCCTTCTAGGATTGATAGCCGCCAATATCTGTGAGATAAGCCGACATATAGCCGCATATCTCTAGCAGTTGTACCTACTTCTCTAAAGACTCCTGCCGTGGTCCATGCCGCATCATCATCAGACCATTCGATATTTAAATTAGATGTTGTACTGTCTACCGTAAGAAAAATACCCCTTACATCAGCAAACTCAATCGTTTTTGCCGACCCTAAGTCGTAATGGGCTATAACGTAGGGGTCCAAAGTGGATATGTTGGTAGTCGTTGTTGTTAGTGTTGAATCGTCATCATCATTAATATTAGCCGCTGTACCGCCTTCTGGCATAGTTGGCGTTGTGGTATTGCGTGTTGTTTTAAATGCGGCCTTGGCTATATATTGCGTTCCTGGACGACGTTTTAACCCGCCTTGAGGAATGAGTACCACATTATCGCCAGTTTCTAACCCTTTATAGTATTGTTCTAGATCAGTACGGCCCTTTATTAAAGGTGATAAGACGCCACTAGAAAAGCTAGTTTGTATCGAACGAGTCTTAGCCATTTAGAAACGTACCGCGGTAAAGGGATTACTTCTGATTACGTCCTGTGGATACTGTTGGGCATCTCTGCTCATAGCGTCCGCCGAAGCGTTTAGATATTCATTAGCCATTAACTGTGCAACCGTTGAGCTATCTCTAATAGAAGTAGCGAAGTCTTTAGCTAGTGCGTATTGAATAAGCTTGGAAAAGTATTGAGGCCATTCGGATTCAGGGGCATTGTAAATATAATCACAGTGTAAAGTGGATGATAAATTACAATACAGCTTATCGCCATATATCCGATACCTGGTCATAGGATTAACTTTAATAAGCAACAGCATATCACTAGGAAGCTGATAAATGCTTTTAAAGTCGTTATCTAAAGGTGTATCTGTGGTTAATGATAATTGTGCTTTTGTGCGAGCAAAACCCCAGCGTGTGCGGGTTAGCTCATTTTCGACAATTACATCATACAAAGCAGAGGCAACAACCTGTGCACGGTCATTACCTACTAATGTACTGATTGCAGTGTCACCAATTAAAACGAGGGCCGCACTAATTAAATCTATTTTACTAGCCATAATGTAACCCTTATTTAATTCTAATCGGTGTCAGTTTCCGCAATCACTGTACCGTCTGATATATCTACAACGCCAGCCGCATTACTTAGTACAATACAATGGTGTGCTGTAGGTGTGGCTGAGTCAGTAATAATCATAATATCACGAACTCTCAACTCTTTAGATGCATCATTAAAATACCCAGAGGTATTAACTGTAGCAATTGCATCAGCTGAGGTGTAACTCCAAAGTGCAGGAGCGTTAGTGTTTGGCGAGCCTAAGCGGGCCAATTTATCTCTATCAAAAGCCATGGTATTAGCCTCCTAAGCTGTTTTAGTGTATTGAACTTTCTGCTGACCGGCAGTATCAATTACTACTGCGCCAGCTTTGAAAATTCCGTTAGTTAACCAAGATGTGTAAAGCTCTTGATATGATACTTCGACTTTCATGTCAATACCGACACCAAGTCCAATACCTTGCTTATCAAAGAACCAAGCATCAGGCTTGCTTGCTGCTTCTGTTAAGCCGCCTTCGGAGCGGTCTTCAAGTACGACAAAGTTAAATCCACAAAAAGCGTTAATGTCGCCTCGGATTAAAGCTTGAACATTTTGATAATCGGAACTAGTTGCTTTCTCATCATTCAATAGACCTTTAAGGCCACCTGATTCGATTACAGCGCATAACCCGCCATTGCCTACACCCTGACCAACTAAGTTAGTTTTAGCGTTGATAACGCCTGCTACTGTTAGATTAGCTGCACCCAAATCAATATCTGATGCGTCTGGTGTTGATGCGTCTAGTGCGTCGATGATAATCTGGTCACAACGTCTACCGATAGCACCGGCAACACATGTTGCGAGTTCTTGCTTTTCGTCAAAGTTTACTTCAGCTTGGTCGAAAATATCGGTGAATTCTGGTGCGTTCCAGTTTGAAAGTGTAGCAGTTGGCTGGCTGTGCGAGATGTTCATCGCTGTTACCATGTCACTCGTGCCTTTTTGATTAGCTAGTCCTTTACCCATGTAACGGAACTTTACTTGATCGCCTACTACGTTATTTTTAATGCGAACGTGTGGCTTCAACATGCCTGCGTTCTGATATGCCTGTTTAACCA